CTTTAAAATACATTTCAAAGAGCCACTAGAAGAAATTGTGACCAATAATAAAAATTCCAGAGAGCTTGCACTCTCCTTAAAAAACTTATTAGTCGTTTAGTCTAGTGCTAACAGGCAATACTTGCCTGAAGCTCTCATCCGGAAGATATAAATATCTCCCCACCTATGGGCCACCCATAGGATTTTAAAGTCCATTCACAGTCGTAGAGGCAGCTGGATAGCTGGTCTCACGGAACATGATAGGACAACCAGTGAAGAATCCTAGATTGAAATCCTCACCAGTAGAGACATAACACGTTACATGTGGCATGTCAATTGGTTGCGCACGCATCTCAAAACGCAATTCATGAGCATGTCCGAAGACGTCATTAATTGCAAGAGAATCTGTGCGCTTAGACGGTAAAAACCGTCTATTGTCATAAAATGGCAACTCGTACTCAAGTACGGGATTAGCCTGTTGGGGGGTAACAAAAGTACCCGCAAATCCTAAGGATGACGCTTCAATATATTCGAGAGTTCTCTCGTTATTAGTTGAAGTATCAACTTGGGAAATTGCAAAAGTAACTCGATCATAAGAAGTAGTACTTCCAGGATTGACACGAGTCACAGACAAAAGTCCCCCTCTACCTTGAATTCCATGGCTGGCTATGACTTTCCAGCGTAGAGATCCCTTCCAACCCGTAAATGCGGGTAAAAGCCAATTCAGAAGAGTTGGCTTAACATAATTAAATGGAGTGGGATCTGCAGGCAAGGCAGAATTGTGTATACCATTCGGATCATAACCCCAAAAATAGGGGAGATCGTTCTGGCGAATGTAGAACACGTATTCCCCAATATTATTAGGGACGTGAACTGAATGAAGCGTATAACGCTTCAACATTTGGCGAAATGAAGTGATTGGGTCACCAAAAAACACTTTCTGAGTATCATCAGAAAATGGCACAGGAGCTGCCATGTGTGACATGGACTCCGTTTGCATTGGGCGATCTTCATCTTCATTTCTATCTCCATCTGGCTGAATCAAAGTAGCCTCCCCAGATTGGGGGACCACACCAGATTGAGGTTCGTACACCGTAAATCGATTAAGGGTGGTATCATGCGGACAGGCGACTTCAAAATCATCTCCCATTGACACAAAAACATTAACCTTAATGTCATTATTTGCTGTACTATTTGGTGTTGTAAGCTCGTTAACAACGTAAACACCTATCAAACCGTTCTCTTCAAAATCATTTGAAACAACGGCCAATTCTCCGGCTGTCCAAGGTAAGCCAGAAGAACCAGGTTCTTCCACTTCCGCGAAAGACCGGTTAATACCCCATCCAACACATACAGTGAAATCACGTTCCTTAGCAAGATCAACCACATGAGTAAATTTCACATTATACTCATTGGTAGTCAATGCATGTGGATCGTAAACCACCTTAAGACGTCCTTTATGGTAAGCTGATGCAATAATCTGAAAACGAAATTTCATAGTACCACGCCAATATTTAAAAGGCATGGCTGCATAGCAACAAGCTGGAAAATGATATTCCAACTCCGTTCCAGGCGTCGTCGTGTCAAACAGGGCAGGAGTGACCTTTGCAGACCACAATGCAGTCTCAGTAGTCGCAGAAACTAACCAATCAAAATTGGTCAGATAACTCTCACGACAAGCTACCGACTGAATCGTCATCTCATCTGCACCACCTAATCCCATAGTTCGAGAATCTACTGACAATTCTTGTTTAGCATCCATCGTCAACCTATTAACGGTATCTGGAGCATTAGTATTTGCCATATTACCCGCATACTGGGGTCTAAAGGTGTGCACGTCAGTAAGGACTGCTGGTCGAGAATAGCCAAACATTTTGGCTATATTTGCTGTAGTATTAGCAGCCATCTGGGTGGCTAAAGCATAAGGCCTTATCATGGGCACATTAGCTAAAGCTCCTGCAACTTTTGCTACTACAGCAGCTGGGCGAGAAATTAAACCATCTCCGTATTCATCTTTCGATTTTTTAGCAGACTTCTTAACTTCACCAGATTGGGGAGCAATAGAGCCAGGCTCTGCCCCAGTAGGTGTAGACAAGACTACTTCCTCAGCCCACACAAACACACTAATTTGTACAGCATCAGTTGCACCGTTAGCATGTTTAAGATTGTTAAATCCCAATAATCTGATTTGGCCCATTTGGGTCCAATCTTCATCAGGGACACTTAACGCATTCGAGAACCAAAAGAAAGGGCACGTAATAGTACCACCCTGACTCTTTGTTGGATCGAGAAAGACTTTAGGTTGCTGGGAAAGACGAATCAAGTCCTGAGTCACACCAGCTCGTGAAACCAAAGTTTCATCATACAAATTCAAAGGATTATAAGAAGCCAAAGCTCGACCATAATGGAAACCATTACCGTTAAGCATAAACTTGACTTTCAACTTACATCTTAAATTTTTGTAATTTGAAATACGGTTAATCACACGTGGATTAGAGAAAAACAAAGACCAGGGGTTAAATGTCTGATCAATGCGGGTTCCCACACTCCACAAATAACTCTGAACCTTAATAGGACGACTAAAAAAGTTCTGTAAAGAGTCATTGTCCAAGTCAGCCGCACCAAAAGTGGGATCTGGTTCACTATCAACTAAGTAATCATAATGCTTAAACTGATCATCAAACTGCATAATTTGATGTTGTTGCATCAATCCCTCGTCGTTGATGGTGACGTTGAACTTTTGTTCTCCTGACTGTGGTTTGTAAGGGCTTCGGCTGCCCACCATGGGAAAAGGCTCTTGAAACACGCATCTACGTTTGGTGCTCTTGACCCGAGGCGGCGTATAAACCGAACCACCAGAATAAATAGGATCCCTAGGATCCCCAGAGTCGTATATCTCAGTACGACAATAGCTTCGTTTATTATTATTTGTTTTGGTAAGCGGTATTTAACACTGGGTAACATCTGCTCAAATAATTACCCGGCGGCACATTTAGTATGGTGACGAACCAATCCCCTAAAAAGGGGTATTCCTAGGGAGGAATGTCTACATAAATCAAGCCTAAAATATAATGCGTACAATGTACAAACACATCACAATTTGGTAACCAATAATTTACACTTCTGTTCAACTTTACACATAGTGAACCCCATCGAAGAAACGGGGTCAGATTTCGTACTTCTCAAGGAAGGCTGCTATACGCTCATCATAAGTTGTCTCTAACTCACGACAACCATGGGCAATACCTGCCTCTGAAGCTACTTTTTGCATTTGAGAGCGACGCATTTCATACGTCTCTCTTCCATGCATAGCCCACTCCCTTAGAGCTCCATCAATGGTTTGCATTGATTGCTCCTTAAGAGTGATGCTTTTGGACTTAATAACAGAATGTAAAGATTTAAAAATTGAACTCTCGTCCAACGCTCCTCTATACATATCTAGGTCGTTGTCCCACACGTTTTTCCGCTTCAGAAAGTCGGCATCAGAATCAGTCATAAACTTAACTGGTGCAGATTCTTTATCCGGCATTGTGAAAACCATACCATATTTCCCCAAAAATTGGGCAAAAGAAATATGATTGAAATCATCAAAACCAGACTTAACAGAACCTTTTACATCATCACCGTAAGTCATAAAAGAGCATACTGATCGGAAATTAGTGTGCTTGGGATACATCTGAAAGAAACCACAACGCAAATTTAAAGAATTAACAATGGAATTAACATAGACTGTTAAATTCTGTCCTGAAGGATTAGAACCAAATAATTGTATGAGATCACCATTATAAGCTACAAGTGG